CCTGAACCTTCGCCGTAAGCTGAAACTTGCAAGAATGGGAAGTACCAATATTTGCCGTTTGCGTCACCTACAACCGCGTTTAAGTATTGCTGGCCTGAGCCTAACACTTTAATAGCACGGCTTTTCTCTTGGTCGCGTCTGTGAAACATTAAGTTAATAGTTTGAGTAACGTAAGAAGATCCGTTTACTAAGTCAATAGTTCCGTCTTCAGTAAAGTTACTAGTGTTGCGTTTGAACTCTAAAGCAACATACGGAGCAGAATGCGTAATAGCAGTTACTTCCCAATTAGTTCCCGTTGTGTCGGTTGTAATTGCTGTAATGTTGTCTTGTTGGTTAATCAATAGGGTGTAAATACCACCGCTATTGTTGTCGCATGATTTGAGGATCTCCTCGAGAGTAGCACAGGCCATCGTATAAAATTTTTAAGGTTATAAAAAAGGGCGGCGTTTTATGGCCGCCCCGTATGTTTTTAAATTGTCGTTAACGATTAGTCAAAGCAAACGTTGTACATAACAATTTGGTCAGGGTTCGTATAGTGGAAACCAGCTTTAAGGTTCGCACGTGTACGAATGTAAGGCTCAGCTACTGAATCAGAAAGGTTAACAGCTTTCAATGCTTTAGCGTCACCCTCAGCGTCAAACGCGTAGATAAGGTCAGTTTTTAAAGCAAGAACCATAGTGCTTGTAGGCATACCCTCAGCAAGAACGATTTTAATTCCTAAGAAAGTAGGTGCAAGCGGTGCAGTAACGTAAGTCAAAGTGTTACCAGAAGCGGCAGCGATTTGATAGTTAACGAATACGTCGCTAGAAACGAACAAACGAAGGTCAGCACGTTTAGATTGAACTGCTGCTGGCGATGCTTGAAGAACTGCAGTCATTTGAGCAAGTACGTTTGAAGACGTAACAGCACCACCATAAACTCCGTTTACTGCGTTGTCAGCACACAATTTTTTAATGTAGCCGTCACACAAAGAAAGTACGTCGTCTTGGCTAGCGGTGTCACCTTGCCAACGAATAAGCTCTAAGTCTTGTCCGATTTTACCAGCCATTTCAGTCCAGTAGTAAGACATGAAAGAAGCTACAGAAAAGTCGCCGTTAGAACCTTGTGCCATTTGCAAAGCTAAAAATGATTGCTCTAAGTCGAACTGACAAATTTGTGACATAGCTGAAAGCGCACAAACGTCGATGTCTACAGCGTCAAGGTTGTCTGTAGGTGCAGCAAAGTTACAAGTTGAAGGCGCAAGAATGTTACCGAAAGTAACGTTCGCTAATTTAGTAGCCGACTTAATGCCTGGCAAAGTGCGGTAGTTATCAGCGATGTCTTCAGTTAAGTAAGCACGGCTGTAAAACTCGTCTGGGTTAGGACATAACAACGCGTTTGTGTCTACGTCCAAGTCAAATTTTAGATTTCTAATCATTGTGTTGGTTTTTATTTTGTTTTTAATTGTTACTTGTTTGATGCGCGAAACGCTTTAAATCTATCGAAAGCCGACATTTTTGTTTCTTTCGCTAGTTCCATTTCGTCTTCGACTTCTTCTTTAACTACGCCGAGTTCTTCGATTTGGTTTTTAAGGTCTGCAACCATTCCGATGATAGCTTTTTCGCGTTCTTCGATTAATGGCATAACGATAGCTAAGATAGCCTCAGTGTCAGCGACAGGGTCGATAGCCATTTCAGTAGCTACTTCTTCTTCTACGACTTCTTCTTCGGTTACGCTAGTGTCTTCCATAGCTACTTCTTCGGTAACTTCTTCAGTTACTTCAGCCATTTCGACTTCTTCTTTTTCTACTTCTTTAATTTCGACAACTTGGCCGTCCTTAACTACGTAGATTTTACCTTCGATAAGGTGTTCTCCGTCTGGGAAATTCATGTTATATTTAGTTAATTGGTTACTTAATTTCATTCCCAAAAAACCTTCAATACTAAAGCCTAGTTGTTCGTCTTTTACTAGTTGGTTGTAATACTCAGCGTCGGTAATTTGCGCCGTTAACATTAACGTTCCTTTCGGTACTTCTATTCCGTAGGTAGTAAAGGCTTTGTCTTGCGTTGGGTTTTCAACTATCCATGCTTCAAGAATGTACGCGGGTACTTCTTTACTTGGGTCATGCTCTAAGTTAAACACGTTCCTATTCTGTAGGTCGCGCATAAACTTAACGTAGATTTGTTCGATAGTTTCTTCTTCGAATTGTACGTAGTATTCGCCCGCTTCGTCGTCGCGTCTGTAAATTTCCATAGGAATCATAGCAGGCGCAGTTACGCGGTACTTTAGTTCATCAGAAAAGAAACGCTTAGTTACGTTTGAGAATGCCATACCCTTGACTTTGATAGCGGGGTTAGACGTAAAAGCAATTTGTTCTATGCCTAAGTCTTCGCCGTCTGAGTATTCGGGGTCGATAGTTATTTTGTAAATGGGTAAGTCGTTTACCATAACCATATTAAAAAAGGCTTATATTTGTTCAAAAAAAACTATGGTAACAATTTGTAACAAAGACATTCCGAACGAGTTAAACGAATTAACTATTCAACAATTCGAAGACATTACTAGCATTCACGCCAACCCTGAAATGGATCATGTAGAAAAACACCTAGAAGTTTTTAAGTACATGGGCGTTCCTGAGGTTGAAGACATGGACTTCGAAGACTTTAAAGAGGCTATCCGTGTTTTTAACACAGCAAAGAACCCCGACGGCGTACTACTTAAACGTTTCGAAAACGACGGCTATGTTTACCAAGCCTACGACCAAGATTTTAAGCTTACGGCAAAAGACACTAAGCACATTGAAAAGATACTAGCGCACAAACACAAAGGGTATGTATCTGAGGCCCTAGCGGTATTGTTCAAACGTACCGACCTAAGTAAGACCGAACACTACACCGACGCACACATTAAACTAAAGTCTAAAATAATTCGTGAACTACCCGCAGAAGTAGCCGTTCCTTATTTAGTAGCTATTGCCGAAACAATTAACAAACAAGTTCAAAGCTTAAATGAAAGTACCGAAGGGGTGGCATGAGGTTAAGCTATACCAGTTTAAAGAACTTCGCGAACTCAAAGACGCTGAGGGTTTTTTTAACACGCAACTAGAAACGCTTGCAATTCTTTTAGACGTACCTAGCGACGAACTAGAAGAACTTTCTTTAGTCGAACTAGCCGAACTATTCAAGTCGGTTAAGTGGGTTCTTAGCGAGCCTAAAAAGGGCCTTAAAAATGAACTAATTCTAGAAGGTGAAACGTACATTCTAAAGCCGTTTAAGAAACTGACCCTAGACGAATTTATAGACTTGAATTATTTTGTAAGTAATGACTACTTAAAACACATTTCGCATATTGTTTCTATCTTTTACAGGCGTATTAAGTCCGACGAATGGGGACATATCGAGTTCGAGCCGTACGTATTTAGTCCGTTTGAGGCTTACGACAAGTTCGAAGACTTGAATATTACGGAAATATACGGGCTTATTCCTGAGTTTTTAAAGTGGCGTGAAGACTTTCTAAAGAAATACGAAAACCTTTTTAACCAAGACGACGACGAAGACCTAGAAGAACCCCTAGACGTTAAAGAATTTGATAGCTTAGAAGCTTACAAGGCAGAACTTAAGGCCCAAGAACAAGCTAAGAAGTCTAAGAAGTGGGGCTGGGAAAGTCTTTTGTTCGACCTTTGCGAAGGTGACATAACAAAAATAAAGGCAGTCGGTGAACTGCCCTTAATCTTCGTGTTTAATATGTTAAGTATGCGTAAGGAAATGGGCTACTTAGAAACCGCTAAAGGTTAACGCCCAGTTGAACTCCCCACCGATTGGCTCAAACGTGTAAATAATACTTTTCTTTTGGCCTAAAATTGTAGCCACTTCTAAGATAGGGTAACGCTCTGTCATCCATTCGGTGTACTGCGCGAATATTTCAGCGGTTGTGCCGTCAGCGTTTAGCGCTTCGGTCAGCTTTGCGCATAGATCAAACTTAACCATGTTTTCAGTTCCGTTGTTTAAATATCCGAAATAGTACATAGCTAGAATTTGAATTTCTAGTTCACCTAAAGCGGGTATTTGCGCATTAATACGTATCGAATCGTATAAACTTCCCGTGTCGATTAGGGCCTCAGACGCTATAATTTTCTTTAGCGTGCGGGCTATCTTGTTACGC